CCATCTCTACCTAATCTGTCTTTTCCAAAATTACTATTTTGAGTATTTATGTTTGAAGCTTTTTCTTTAGGTCTTCCTAAAGGTACTTTTTCATTATATCCAGCAGGTACATTAGCTGGATTAGACTCCATTCTACCTACCCCATATAGGGAAGCTAAGTCATGAGGTGTACCATATGATTTACCTGTTTCTTTTGGATCATTTCCTTCAGCTTCAATTTGAGATAATCTAAATGCTCTCATAGTATCTTGAATAATTAAGTCTCTATACTCATCATACTGATCTTCACTAAAGTGGAAGATGTTTTCATAAATCCAATCTGATGGGAATAATTTAGAGTCTTTCATTTGGCCGGCTAAGTCCATTTTTTCTTTCATTAGGGCTACTCTTTCTTGATCATATATAATTGATGGAGTAGTCATTGATAACTCAAAGTTAGTTAAATTTTCATCTTTATAACCTTGAGTATACAAATGAACCAAAGCAACATTTGTTAATTCTGAGACTATAATTCTTTGAATTCTTTCAATCGTTCTAGCGAATCTAATGTCTTGGGCTGCTAATGTAGCTTTACCTTCTGTATTCTCATCATAACCCATAAATGCTTTAGGTACTTTAAGAGCAGCAAATAATTTATCTCTTAAGTACTCTACATCTTGAATTCCATCATACTGTAATCCAGCTGCTGTATCTATTTTTGTAGCTGTGTCATTTCCTCTTACAGGTATGTAATAATCTTCAAGCATATTTTGCATATTATACTTTAAGTTATACTCACCTGTTTGTTGATCAATGTATGGAGTTCTTTTCATTTTGGAAATAGTTTTTTGCATAAAGTTTTCAACTTCAGCAGGAGGTATATTTCCAACATTCATGTAGAAAATGCGTTTTTCTGGCGCTCTAACAATACGATGGATGAGCATGGCGTCTTCCATTAGTGTGTATTGTTTAAACAGTTTACGGGCTGGTTCTATGTAAGATCTACCATAAGGTAAGAAATTAGTGTCAGTTAAAAGTCTAAAATGAACCATTTCATAATTGTCAAATATAACAGTATTACTATTTACACTGTCTTGATTAGGTACATTGTAAAATCCATATCCACCTGATGACACACCATCAGGATCAAATCCATACTGTATGTCAGCTGGATTGTCTGGATCTTGTCCTTCTAGTCTTTCAATGTGATAAGCATTGTAAGGTATAACATTGTAAACACCAAATTTTTCAGCTATTTCTAATTTAAGAAAGAAGTCACCATACTTACACATATTTCTTATCCATGGCCAAAGATTAAATTCAACATTTAAAACATCATAAAATAAATTATAAAGTATTTTTTGAATGTTTTCATCTGATGATCTAATTTGGAGTACTTCACCCATGTCATTTTTTAATGTACTTTCATCAGCTATAATGTCCAATGCAGAAGCTATAATAGCATCTGTATCCATAGCATCATACTCTGAGTAGAGTTGAGGTCTTAAAGTCTGATAGTTAAAGTTACTTTGATAACCATACAATGATGTAGGTGATGTTGTGTATACTCTATTAAATCTATCAACTAATGAATTTGTTTCAACTTCTCCAGATTGTTGAATTTTATTAATATCCATAACCTTAAGTTGATTGCCTCCTTGGTTACGAATTACTACATCAGTTGAAAATAATCTTTTTAATCTTGAAAATAATCTAGTGTCTGCCATTTGTTATATCCTTATATTTTATAAATATTAAAGAAGCCATCTAATGTCTTCCTCTCCATTAGAGTATGGATTTTGTATCTTCCAGGGATTTTGAGTTACTCCTGGTGTGTAAACTCCTGTGTGATTTGTTTTGTTAGATGAAATGTTATTTAACATACTTCTAGTTAAGTCAGCTCCATGTTGTTTAAATCTAAAAGCTGTGTCTCTCATATACTGACCTACAGCGAAACTCATAATTAAGTCATCATTATAACCTGATTGAGCCTCAGGTCTACCATTTCTCCAAATAAAAGTTCTCATCTCTTCTAAAAGTCTTTTTGAGTAAATTGTAACACCCTTATCAGATATTGACTCTTGAAATTTACTTATAACCATAGGTCTTGTTCTTGATGACATTGTAAATCCTGGTGTCATTTTTGAAGTATCCATATATTTGTCAAAGTATGACTCTGCTCTTACTTCTCCACTTTTAGGTGAGTAGTAAAGATTATCATAACCCCTATCAATTACTGTTTGAATTGTTGACCATCCTATACTAGCATTTTCTGGGACTAGTAAAGCATTATTATACTCAGTAGCTATTCCTACAAGTAAATGACCATACTCTTTTGTGCCTAATTTACCTCTATACTCACCTACTTGAACATTGTTTTCAACATCTAAAATGTGAAAAGCAGAGTAATCTTTTCCATCACCTCTAGCTATGTCAGCTATAACCATGTAATCTCTTGAGTAGTCACATGGCTCCCAAATCCATAAATTGCCATCTACTCCTCTTCTTTCTAATGGATCTTTAATAAATGTTTTTTCATAGTACTCCATATACTCAGGAAAGAATACTACATCACCAGATGTTGAAAAATCACAATCACACTCTTGAGCTGCCATTCTAGGATCACCTAGTAACTCATCTTGTCTGTCTCTCCACTCTTGATCTCTTTCTGGATGAACAAACCAAGGTAATTTAATAGGTAGAAATAAATTATCTTGTGAGTTTTCTTCAGCTTTAACCCACGTTTTATGAAACCAATTTCCAGTACCATAAGGTGTACTTAAAGCAATACACCCACCACCTGTTGCTAGAGTTTGTTGTGCTGAAGCCCATATCTCACCTATATTGTCAATAAAGGCAGCCTCATCAATTATTAGGAGTGAAACTGCTTCTGATCTACCTGCATCTGAAGCTGCTGATGTTGCTTTTATTTGTGACCCATTATTTAATCTTAAATTTAATTTATTGTTTTCATCAGCTGGAATTTTAAGCCATGATGGTAAATTCTCGTACATGAATTTTACCTTGGTGACCATGTTTTTAGCTGTTTCTTGCTTAGTAGCTATACAAAGTATATTTTTATCTTTATGGAAAAGCATTAACCATAAAGAGTAACCAGCACATAAAGTTGAAATTCCTAATTGTCTTGACTTTAAAACTATTGAGTAAGGATTATCTTGATAAAGTTTTAGTACTTTTTCTTGAAAAGGATACAAAGCAAATTGTATTCTACCTCTCTGTGGATGTTGAATAAAACAGTATTTCTTCATAAAATGTACAGGATCAGAGGCACACTTTACATACTCTTGTCTTATTATTTTCTTTATGTCACTCATTAACTTGTAGCTATTAGTGTGATGATAGGTAATAAAATAGATCCTATAAAGCCAACTACTTTTAAGAATTTTTGCTTTTTAATTTCTTTTTTCTTTACTTCAATAATTTCTGTTTGAATTTTAATTTCTCTGTCTTTATTTCTAACTAATGAATCTAAGTTAGTTATTATAAGATGTTGGTTGTAATTCTTTTCTTGCAGTTTATATATAGTTACTTTTTGCATCATTATTATACTGTCTTGTAAAGAAGTATTTTCTTTGTAAGCTAAAAGTAAACTGTCAGCTATCTCATAATCTAAAAGGTCAGATAGGATTTCTTTAGCATCCTCTAACCTCATAATAACTAGGGTATCACCATTACTATTAACTATTTCTTTAATTTCTCCTTTTGAGATAGTCTGTGAGTGCAGTGGTGATATCATCACTAGACATAGAATTAATGATATCAGGTATTTCATTTCTTTTTTTATTTAAGTAATCTATTTCATTTTTTGAAATTTCAAGTACTTTAGTTGTACTGTCTATTAAAAGTAGATTACGAGTAATTTCTTGTTGTAGAGTATCATTTAATGATGATATACTGTCGTTTTTAAAAATGAGTAGTTGATTGGTTTGTTTTAAGTAATTTAACTCACTTTCATATTGATTAGACTCTACTGATGGGCCAAACATAATAATAGCTAGTAAAACTACAGCTAAAATTATAGTTATTAAGGTATGTAAATTAAAGTTTATCTTCAAGTTTCTTTATTTTGGCTTCAATTTTCTTTTTAGCTGATGTTAAAGATTTTAATTCAGTTTTAATATTGTCTTTTTCTTTACCTTCAGCTTTTTTATAATCCTTAGCTCTATCTTTCATCACATCCTTAACTTTTTTAAGCATTTTTTGTTGTTTAGCTAAGTCATCTTTTACATCACTTATTTTTTCAGCTTCTTTACTTTTAGCTTCTTTTTCAGCTTTCTTCTCCATTTCAGCATCTGTCATTTCTTCTTCTGAAAGGATTCTAATGATTTCTTCTTTAATTTGGTTTTTAATTTTTACTTCATTCACAGGTGTAGTGTCGGAGGGTTGATTAATTTTAATTCTTTCAGAGTAATTTTGAACGTCTCTATAAAGTCTTAGTAATTTATCTTTATCTAATTCTTCTTCATCTTTACTCATTTCTTTTTCAAGTTTATTCATTAAACCTTTCATATATCTTTTTACACCAGATCCTGTATCACTTTGTTCCATGTTGGATTGCATAAGGTCAATAAGTTCTAGAACATCCTCATTTGTTAAATTTTTAGCAGCTTTTTTATCCTTGAACTTCTTTTTATAATGTCGAAATAAATCTCCCCAACTATCACCTGAAACTATTGAACCTGGATTAAGAATCTGACCAGGAGCATTAAACAGGATTGGGAGAGAAAATAGCGCTATCGCTCCACCTAAAGATACTAGAGGATGCCACCACTCAAATACTTCATTTAATTCAGAAGGATTCATCATAAACCAAACATCTCTAGGAGGCTCCATTTTTGAAAGTTGACCATAAGCTACTTTAATTTCTTTATCTTCTCCATCTATAGTTGCCATATAGGAGTCATCATAATCGCCTTTAATTTTTTTACCTAATGTAGCTTTCAAAGGTTTTTTATCATCCCATTCTCTATAAACTTTGATTTTTGATCCACTTCTTTTTTTCATGAGTAAAGTATTTTATTATAAATATTGTAGAGATACTTGCTCTTGCACTATTTTTATACGCTCCTCAGTTGAACCTTCTATTGGAATTAATCTTTTTATTTTATGACAGTATTTATCTATAATGTCATTAATTGTTTTATCAATTCTATTTCTATATTCTTTATTAGTTTCTCTTACACCATTGTCTTCAATTTCAACACCTTTAGGAGAAACATAAAATATCATGTCATACTCTCCTATCATTTCAGAAGCATAAGCTTCAAATTTATCAGCTGAAATACATGATATAGATTTAGCTAAGTGAGTAAATGCTATTACATCAATGATTGTTCTGTCAGTTATAATGTTTTCATTAATTAATTCAGCAGCTCTTTCAGCTAAAAATACAGTTTGACCTTTTAATGTAGAGTCAGTATTTAATGGTATTCCTAAGTCTCTTAAATACTTTGATCTTTCTGTTTGAAATTTATAGTCTTTAAATTCAGGAAGTGACTTTAAAGCATTAACAAGTGTTGTTTTACCAACACTCATTGTTCCACAAAAACCTATTTTCATAATTTAAAATCTTGTTAAATTAGCACCTGATCCTTTATACCAAGGTAATCCTTTTTGATCTCTTTTATACTCTAAAAATTCATCATGTGTTTTATGAATTCCATAGATGTAATACTCTTTAGTTTTTTTATCTAAAGACTCAATTGCTGGTCCATCAGGATTATGATGTATCCAATTTGAATTTTCATTTTCTCTAATTAAATGATGAATAGCACCATTTATTTTCATTTTTTTATACTCGTGGATTTTTTCTTTACTCATAATTTAAGTTTTGATTAAATATAAGTAAAACTTGGTAGAAAGCCAAACATTATTGAATGTTATTTACGTAAAGTATAAAGTCTTCTACTATTTCTTTTTCAGAACCTTTTAAAGTATTTTTGTAATTTTCTAGAATAGTCATTGGATTTAATGACTCAACTATTAAAGGTTTAACTCCAGATAAAGTTTCTTCACATAACTTTGTATATGAAGGAGTGTAAACATCACTGTCACCATAATCCTCAATGTCATTTAGATATTGAGTGATTCTTTCATTTATATTATTTGCAAATTTCATAAATTATTTTTTTCAATTTAATGTACATTTCTTTTACACCTTTTATTTGAGTATTAAGCCAACTTAGCCTTTCACCCATTCTTTTTCCATCCATTGGTTTTTTCATATTCTCCTCTGGAATGTGGTCTTTTAGAGGTTTAATATACTCACTTCCGGCTAATACAATGAATGTATCTTTTTGTGGATCAATGCCTTTTTCTTTCATTTGAGAAATAACAGTCTCACCCCATTTTGCTTTCTCATCTTTTTTCATGGTTTTAAGAGTCAAATCATATGGCTCTAATTGCTTATCCATTGGTACAAGATGATGTTTAGCTGATAAAATAAAAGTTTTATCTGGTTTTAGAGACTCACCATATGCCTTTGTTTTTTGAAACATAGGAGAAGGAGAGTATAAGTCTTGAGCAGGTGCGGGTTTGTCTAGCTTTGCTTTAGTACAACTCAATAATACAATTCTTGCCATTTTATTATAAATATTATAGAATAGACTCAGAGACATATATTCCTTGAGCACCACTAACTGTTATTCCTCTTGCAGATAAAGCATCACCTACAAAATGAACATTATTAAATTTAGTTAATGACAAATTATTATAATCAACTAAGGGCTCAGGTGATAGATATTTAACTTCAGGCATATAAATACCCCAATCATTACCTAATGATGGAAATACTTTTTTCATGTCTTCAATAAAATCTTCAATATACAAAGCATAATCACCTAAAGCATTATACAATGTATCCATACTTGGTACTACAACACATCTAACAAAATTACCTTCAGATGTTAAAGATGGTACTCTATGACTTGGTGAAAAGTAAGTACCAGTTCCATTTATTTGGAGTTTTTTAACTGCTTCTCTTGACCAATCAAATGGTTTATCTATACCTCTAATTTCCATTAAGATACCAAAGTTAGTCATGTCATTTCTATAGCTTGGATCTTTTTTAGCATGTCCATTGTAACTTGTGTCTCCATATGTGTGCTCTGCAGCTACATAAGCTGCATTGTTGTTGGTACAAAATGATCTTAATGAAACACCTTTATCTTCAAATTTTCTATATAATTTAAAGTCATATGAAATGTCAATTAATTTTTGGAAGTGTTTTTGGGGTGCTTCAAATCTTACACCTATTTGAACTGCTTTAGGTTCAGTTGGTAAATCATATTGTTCTGCTAATTGTTTACCAAAGTCAATACCTGATTTACCTACTCCGAAGATGAGAGTGTCATACTTATTATCAAAATCTACATATGACTTCCCATAATCATCAGTATGTTTAGTCCATACTTCTTGATTATTAAAATCTATACTTGTAACCTTTTCTTCCCATAAAAATTTAACACCTTTAGATACTAAATAATCATACCAATTTTTACCTATTTCGTGTAAATAATCTGTCCCTACGTGCCACACTGGGAATAAACGTAGACCAAAATGTGGTTTTATAAAATCTGGTTCTGCTTCTGGATTTGAACATTGTACTTCTTCTGGTTTAGGGTGAAAACGTTTAAAATTATTAATAACTTGATCCATTAATTCCATGGCCTTTTCATCACCACAGTATTTGGATAATTGACCTCCTATTGAGGTATGATATGTTAATTTACCATCAGACCAACCACCAGCGCCTAAAAAGCCAGTCATTACTTCTTCAGGTAGTCTTTCATAAGGTGACTTACCCATGTCTATAATGGTAATTTTAGAACCATCATATCCATTGTCTACTAATTTAGTGGCAGCATTTACACCTGCTACACCTGCTCCTACAATTATTATTTTATCCATTTATTAATTTGATTTTAGGTTTAATATAAGAAAAAAAAGGGCGCAATCCAAACGATTGCGCCACAGCTGCATAATTATTTTTAAGTCGATTAGGCTATGAATCTAATCTAAATGTTTTTTATAGTCCTGCTAATTTTTTAAATCTATTAAATTCTTCATTAACTGACTCTTCAAATGCTCCTGATGCTGACTCTGCTTCAACTGCTTCACCTGCTTCTTCATTTGGTGTCATTAACTCTTCTTCAACATCATCAGTTTCATCAAGTACTTCTTTTCTTTTACTTCCACATGCTTTTTCATACATTTTTTCAAGCTTGCTTTTTTGTTTTTCAAGAAGTTTAATTTCTTTTTGCATTTCTTTAACTTTCTTCTTGTCAATAAGCTCAGATAAATTTTCATCTTCATTAACTAAAGTTAGTCTTTGATTTTTAGCTTCAATCATTTCTTCTAAGGCTTCAATTTTAGCCTCCATAGTGACTAATTTGCCTTGCTTTTCAATTTCAGCTAATTTACTGTCAGATGATGACTTTTTAGCTTCTACTATCCTTCTATTTTCCATTTTTTATTTATTATAAATATTGTAATTAGGTTTAAACTATATCAGATATTAAATCTTTAATTATACCATGGACTTCTTTTCCTTTAATTAAGGACTTTAATGAGTATAAGCCTCCTTTTAACCAACCTGCTTTTCTTAAATATTTAATAGCATCTCCTCCTGCTTGGCCCGCCATAAGTAATATTAATATAGCATATAAAATTTCTGATATTGTTTTTTTAATTTTTTCATTTTTGGTAAAAATACCAATAACTCTTTTAATAGGAGCTTTAAAAGCTTCTTCATTTTTATGAGCAAAGTTATAGATTTTTTTAGCGGCTTTTTCACCTTTCCCCCAATCTCTTTTAGCAAATTGTTTTTTAGCAAATTTTGACATCATTAATACTATAGTATTAGATAATAAAATATATCCTAAAATTCCAACTACACCTAAAGCTTCATTTAATTCTTTTTTTTCTAATTCATCTTCTATTTCACCAGCTAATTCTTTTCCAAAATTAACAAACTCATCAGAAAAATTTTCTTCTTTTAAAAGAGTACCTTCACTTAAATATTTTCTTAAATCAAATGTGTCTTCCATTTTTATGAATTTTTAATTTCAAATTACCATCACCTTTTATAACACGATGCCAATGATGTCTAGGTATAAATATTGGTTTATTCATAGAAGTTGGTAACTCATCATCAAGTTGTAACTTCCAATTTGTTTCACCTATAATTTCAACTACCCTACTTTCATCATCACGATGCCACATTAACTCAATTGGATCTATATTTTCATTAAACTCACGAATAATGTATTTGTCTGTGACTTCTATGTCTGTGTAAGGTTTCATTTTTCTTTACGCTCTTGCCAATCATAAGATACACTATCTTTTTTAATAGGTCCACCTTTAGCCCATGTTCTACAAGTACGAGCTGAGTGGCATTTAAAGTTATGCATCCAACAATATCCTAATACTCCACTATCATCTGACACTTCACCAGGCATACATTCTTTCATTCTTGGAGATATATCAAATGCTACACAATTACCACATAATGATTTTTTAGCTGCTTCTTCAGTTGTGTCCCAATACTCAGCTAATTCTTTCCAATAATCACCTGGCTCATCTACATTTAAAGGACCATACTTAATATAATCTGCTTTTATAGAAGCATCTCTATTTTTAGTGTTTACTTCTAAGTCTTGAGTAGCTAAAGGACAAGACATAGCTGCCTCATATAATTTATTTTCTGCTAGGTATTTTTTTAAGTCAAAATTATTCATAGTTATTTTGTTTTACCCCATTTTTTACCTTTGCCTTTGTCTTTACATTTAGCAGGTGTAGGTCTACATGAGGGGTATTTAGCTCGTTTTTCACCTTTTTTTCTACCACAAGCTTTACACTTAGTTTTTCCTGATTTGTCTTTACGACAAGTATTACAATCTACCCATCCACCTTCTTTTCCTGGGGTGCCAGATCGTTTAAACCATTTATGAAGTGACTCATCTTCTCTAATAAGTTCTTGAATAATTTCTTTTAATTTAGAGTATCCTGACCCATAAGGGGCTGCTTTACCATCTTGAGGATCATCTGTTTCTTTTAAACCTTTCCATATATTACCTTTCCTACACCTAACAACAGCACCAGACTTATAGGCTGATGGTTTGTCAAATTTACGGTCAGCTATACGAAGACATCTATCGCGCTTTTTCTTTTTTTCTAAAAGAATTTCTCTTACTATTTTTCTTACTCTATCCATTCTACCAAAATCCTGAGAAGTTTGACTTTAACCCTAATTGCTTAGCATAGCGAGGTAGTCTACAAGACCAGTAACCTGCTTTGGTTTTGTCTTTTTTATTTTTACAATTATGTCTTTTAGCAAAAGCTTGACGTGCTTTAGGATTGTTAATTTTTGCTTTTAATCCCCCTGATCCAAATGATACTTTTTTAATTTTTTTAGTTTTTGGGTCTCTAACATAAAC